AGATTGCATATGAAGCATTACCACTTTGGATTCAACAAGGCGTTAAAGTTTGGAACAAGGGTGACATTGAACTTGAGAATAACTGCCGTGTGATGGCAACGTCTACTGCCTCAAGCGCAATTCGTGGTTACTCTATTTCGCTTCTATATCTTGACGAATTTGCATTCGTTCCAAGTAACATTGCTGAAGAATTCTTCACCTCTGTATATCCTACGATTTCTTCTGGTCAGTCCTCTAAGATTCTAATCTCTTCAACTCCGAATGGAATGAATCACTTTTATAAAATGTGGACAGAAGCAACAGAAGGTCACAATGGGTTCATGCATATTGAAGCCAATTGGAGACAGGTTCCAGGTCGAGATCAAAGATGGGCGGATGAGCAGCGGCGAGTTCTTGGTGATCAAAAATACTATCAAGAAGTTGAATGTGAATTTATGGGTTCTTCTGGAACTCTTATCTCAGCAGCAGGGCTTAAAAGTCTTGCATTTGTGACACCATTAAGCAAAACAGAAAGCGGAATTTCGATTTATCATCAACCAGTAACTGGAAGAAATTACATCATTGTGGCTGATACATCTCGAGGTAAGGGTTTAGACTACTCGGCTTTCGTTGTGGTAGATATATCGAAGATTCCATATACTCTGGTCGCGACCTATAAAGATAATAACATCAGCCCTCTTGTTTATCCGAGTATTATTAAGAGAATGGCTGAGTATTATAACGGTGCCTATGTTCTCGTCGAGATCAACGATAATGGTCAGCAAGTTGTCGACTCTTTATTCGAAGATTATGAGTATGAAAACATTCTTTCGACGGTCGAAATTAAAAATAGAATGAGTCTTACATGGGGATATGGTAAGAAGTCTGATCGAGGTATTCGAACAACTAAATCCGTTAAACGTCTCGGATGCTCGGTTTTGAAGAATCTGATTGAATCTCAACAAATTTTGATTCAAGATTTCGAAACAATCTCGGAGTTATCGACTTTTATTGCTCGAGGAACAAGTTTCGAGGCTGAAGAAGGAAGTCATGATGATCTGGTGATGTGTTTGGTCTTATTCTCTTGGTGTACAAGTCAAAACTTCTTCTCCGAACTCAGCGACACAAATATTAAGAAGCATCTCCACGAAGAACAGATGCGACAAATCGAAAATGAGATGCTTCCGCTACCTTTGACGAATGTCGCCGACGAGAAAAGCGATTCTTTTGTACACGATGGAGCTGTTTGGAACATTGTTCAGAACGAAAAATGGGGTGTTCATTAAAATTCTACAAATCCTCTTTTTACTAAATAATTTCGTAGATTTTCTTAATTCTCCATGCATAGGAGCATAAACATGGCTTTTCAATTATCTCCTGGTGTTGTTACTTCTGAAATTGACTTAACAACCGTCGTTCCATCAACTGGAACAACAACTGGCGCCTTCGCAGGAATTTTTCAATGGGGTCCAGCCGAGATTGCAAGACAGGTTGAAAATGAAGTTCGACTTGTAGAAGTTTTTGGTAAACCAGACAACAATACCGCAGTTTCATTCTTTACTTGTGCAAACTTTTTGACCTATGGCAACGACCTTCGTGTTGTTCGCGCAGTAAACGGCTCAAACACAAGAACTGCAACATCATCAGGAAACACTTCATTCTTGATTAAGAATGAAGATGAATACTTCACCTCTTACTATTCTTCAAACACTGCAGCTTCTGGTGCATGGGCAGCAAGATACGCTGGTGCACTTGGCGACTCTCTTAAGGTTAGCGTTTGGGCAAACACTGACGCAACTGCATTCAACTCTTGGACATATAAGAACTATTTCGATTCTGCTCCAGGCACCTCAGCATTCGTATCAAACGTAAGCGGTGCGAATGACGAATTGCATATCGTAGTTGTCGATGAAGACGGATTGTTCACAGGAACCTCAGGTACGGTTCTAGAAACCTATCCATTCCTATCAAAAGCATCTGATGCAAAAGATAGCGTCGGCAATTCAAATTATTACAAAGATGTTCTTTGGAGAAAGTCAAAGTACGTCTACTGGATGGATCATCCAGACGCAGCAAACACCTCAGCAACTTGGGGTACTGTTTCTGCTGGCAAGACATTTGCTCAACTCGCTAACGTCACAGCAATTCACACTGTGTCACTCAGCGGTGGTGCTGATGGATTCCCAGTAGCAGCAAATGTTCAAACAGGATATAGCAAGTTTATCGACTCTGATCAGATCGATGTATCGCTTGTTATGACTGGAGACGCAAATGCTCAAGTCCAGCTCTATGCAATCAACAGCGTTGCTGAAGTTCGTAAGGACTGCGTTGTATTCGTATCACCAACTCTTGCTAATGTAACATCGTCAACACCAACTGACGACGTTGTCAACTATCGTAAGAATGCTCTTTCAAACGTCAGCTCTTCATACGCAGTGATGGATAGCGGTTGGAAATATCAATACGACAAGTACAACGACAAGTATCGTTGGATTCCACTTAATGGTGACGTTGCTGGTCTCTGTGTTCGCACAGACCTTGAAAGAGATGCATGGTATTCACCAGCTGGCGCATCACGTGGTCAAATCAAGAACGTAATTAAACTTGCATATTATCCAGTGAAGACCGACAGAGATACGCTCTATAAGAACGGCGTCAATCCTGTTGTATCGTTTGCTGGTGAGGGTACTCTACTATTCGGCGATAAGACATTGCTATCGAAGCCAAGTGCATTTGATCGCATCAATGTTCGCAGATTGTTTATTACTCTCGAGAAAGCAATTGCACGTGCTGCGAAGGCACAACTCTTCGAATTTAACGACGAGTTTACAAGATCGCAGTTCGTATCAATTGTTGAACCATTTTTGAGAACGGTGAAGGGTCGTCGTGGAATCACAGACTTCAAGGTTGTCTGTAACTCAACAAACAATACATCGGATGTGATCGATCGCAATGAGTTTATTGGTGACATTTATGTTAAGCCAAATCGTAGCATCAATTTCATTCAACTAAACTTTGTTGCAGTTCGCAGTGGTGTGTCGTTTGATGAAGTCGTTGGTAGATTCTAATAAATAATCTAAAGTCAGGAGAACGCAATGCCTTTCAATATTACAGACTTTAAAGGAAATTTTCCTTTCGACGGCGCACGCCCAAATCTGTTTGAAGTCAATATTCCAGTCTTTGATCAAAAACTTACTTTTACTGCAAAAACTGCACAGCTTCCAGGCTCAACAGTAGGAACGATTGAAATTCCTTATTTTGGTAGAACTGTAAAGGTTGCTGGAAACAGAACATTCCCTGAATGGAGTGTAACAGTGATCAATGATGAAGACTTTGTTATTCGCAATCAGTTGGAAGAATGGATGGCAAGAATTAACGGTCACGAAAGTAATCTTGCTGAAGCATTCTATAGCCAATATACATTTGATGCTGAAGTTTATCAGTATGGTAAACAAGGAAACATTATCAAGTCATATACTTTCATTGATATGTTCCCAACAGATATTTCACCAATCGATGTCAGCTGGGATGCAAATGATGCAATCGAAGAATACGCAGTAACGTTCCAATATCAGTATTGGAATTCTGCAGAAGTCTTTGTTGGATAATTGAATCAAATATGAGCAGCCTTAATGACCTTTTAAGGAAGATCAATAATATCACGCGTGGTGTGAATAACATCACAAGAATAGCGTCGAGTTTTAATGCTAGCACTCGCGCTGTTCGAACTTTGAGAGATCAATTTCGTGGCAAGAAAAATCCGCGACCATCATCGCAGTTCACTGGATCAACATCAAATCCACAAGCCAAACCTCTCGGTCTCACACCTGTGAGTAAACCAGCTGGTGGAAGAAATACGAATGCTCGACCAGTGAGACCTGCTGCACCAGCAAAATTTGGGTCTAAGATCAGATAATTTTTTATGTTTAATTGATTTTGTTATAATCGGAGTAAAATATGGCAGGTATTAATTTATTTGGCTTTGAACTTGTACGCAAAAAGCCAGAAACAGATATTCAACCACAAATCACTGCACCTATTGCTGACGATGGTGCTATTGAAGTCAGCGCAGGTGGGTATTTTGGTACATATCTAGACCTTGAAGCCAGTTTTAAGAATGAAGCTGACCTTGTTTCTCGCTATCGAGAAATGTCACTCCAACCAGAACTCGAATCTGCAATCGATGAAATTGTGAACGAAGCAATTGTTCACGATGAGTCAGGCAAATCAGTTACAATCATTCTTGATGATCTTGAACAGCCTGAAGAAATCAAAGAAGCCATCCGTGACGAATTTAAGAATGTCTTGAAACTTCTTAACTTCTCTAATGACGGATCTGGTCTCTTTAGAGATTGGTATATTGATGGAAGATTATTCTTTCAAGTCCTTGTTGATCGGGCTCAACCACAACTTGGCATTCAAGAATTAGTTTATATCGATCCAAGAAAGATTAAAAAAGTTCGCACAGTCGAAAAGAAAAAAGATCCACGAACTGGTGCTGATCTAATTTCTGGTGTTCAAGAGTTCTATGTGTTCAATGATAAGGCAACTGTTCAAGGAACACAATCAGTCAGTACTCTTGGTGATGCATCTCTTAAGATCGCAGTTGATGCGATTGTCAATATTAACTCTGGACTTCTTGATCCAAAACGTCAAATGGTTTTGTCATATTTGCACAAAGCCATTAAGCCACTCAATCAGTTGCGCATGGTTGAAGATGCTGTTGTAATTTATCGCCTATCACGTGCACCAGAACGTCGTGTGTTCTATATTGACGTTGGTAACATGCCACGCATCAAGGCAGATCAATATCTTCGCGACTTTATGACAAAGTTCCGAAACAAAGTTGTGTATGATTCTTCAACTGGTGAAGTTAAAGATGATCGCAAGTTTATGTCAATCATGGAAGATTTCTGGATTCCTCGTCGTGGTGAGGGTAAGTCGACAGAAATCACTACACTTCCTCCAGGACAAAATCTTGGCGAAATGTCAGATGTGAAATACTTCGAGCAGAAACTCTATAAGTCATTAAACATTCCAATTACTCGATTGGAATCAGGACAAGGCTTTATGCTCGGTCGCACACAAGAGATCACACGCGACGAAATTAAATTTAACAAGTTTATTGAGAAACTTCGTTCCAAGTTTACAGTTCTATTCGATGAACTTATGGAGCGTCAACTCGCTCTAAAAGGTATCGCTTCTATCGATGAGTGGAAAGAACTACGAGAAAAGATTCATTATGACTTCTTGAAGGATAATAACTTCTCAGAACTCCGCGAAACAGATCTTATCAACTCTAGAATGCAATTGTTGATGCAGGTCGAGCAGTTTACAGGAAGATACTTCTCGAAGGCATGGGTGCAGAAGAACGTTCTACATCTAGATGAAGAAGAAGTTGGTAAGATTGATGTTCAAATTGAACTCGAAAGAATGAAAGAACAACAAGAGATGATTCAAAAGGCTCAAGAAGAAGCCGCGATGAATCAACAGATTATGCAAATACAGGCTCAGTACGCTCCTCCACAAGAACAGATGGTAGCACCTGAACAGGCAGCAGCTGCTGAACAACAAGCTGCGGCGCAACAACCACAGCAATAATTGTCTAAATATTGGAGTAAATATGAATAGTGAAAATTTATTAAGTGCGATTTTTTCTCAGAATGCAGATGCGGCAGCAGAAGCATTTAATGGGGCACTCGCAGCAAAGATTGCAGATGCATTAGAGGTTAAGAAAGTTGAAGTTGCTTCAAACTTTATCTCTACGCCAGCTGCACCTGAAGTTGAATATAGCGAACCAGTAGAAACTGCATCAGAGGCACCTGCAGAAGTAAATGTCTGATAAAGAAAAAGACAATTTAAATTTAACAGAGGCAGCAAAGGCTTCAAGCCCAACTGCATCTATTAAAAGTCGTTTGCAGAATAGAATTCCTGCTCTTAAAAGCAGATTTAAGATGAACCTAAATTCAGCTGTGGCAACAAAAGCAATCGCCGATTATGTTGATATATCAGCAAAAAATCCGAAAGCAAGCAGTTCTGATATTTTTAGAAGATTAGGGCGTCAAAAACAAGATGCTGTTTCTAAAATCAATCAAATTGTGCCAATTCCAGTGCTTGTTAATTCACCAGACTCGCAATTTAGACGTGTTCTAAGAGACATTAAGGAAGAGAATAAAATGATAAATGAGCAATCTGAATTCAATCCTCCTCCAATGCTTCTGTTGAAAAGATTAGCACTTCGTATGTTTCCAGATGGAAAACGTGTTGTTCTTTATATTGATAACAAATATGGTCTCTCATTTCCAGTTCCATATGACGCATTTGCTCCAGGATTCAGTACTGTAAATACACTCAGACCAGGTGCAAAAGTTGGTGGATTGCGCGCTGCAACTGCAGCTGCTGCAGGATATGTAAATGAAGAAACAGTTCCAGTAATTTTTGCCACAGGCGAAGAAATTCTTGTTGAAAAAGTTGTTATGGATAAAATTAAAAATGTTTTTGATAATTTAAATGAAAAGAATAAAGAAAGATTATCAGATATGCTTCTTGAAAGTCAAGAAACATTTAACAAAGTTAAAGATTTCGCACTACTAGTAGAATGAATACACAAGAAAGTTTTGAAGATCGATTTGGTTCTCCTGAATTTCAGGATAGAAAAGGATCAAATGTAGAAAACTCAGTGAGCCAAAAAGAAAAAGTACAGATGAAAAAATACGGCATTAAACCAAAAGATACAATGATTGATAAAATTAACAAGGTTATTGCAGAAGAAATGCCAGCACAAGATGTGGAAATTGATAACAACGAATATGATGATGAAGAAGATGAAGCAAAACAAAAAGAAAAAGAACAAAAAAACGAATTAAAAATTAAGATTATGCAATACTTAAATCCTCGTATTGTAAAATCAAAAGAACTAAAGAACTATGTTGATCGATCAAACATTAAGGAAGAAATTTATAAGACACTTAATAGTTTTGCTCAACAAAAATTAAATGCATATAAGAATGCAATTGCGCTCAATCTTCCAGTTGAACTTGGCGAGTCTGACAAATTTATGCCAACGCCACGCCAAGTTCCCGCTCCTCCAGGTGGACTTCCAGTTCCAAAAGGATACGAGAGAGTAAAGAGCTGGGGTGGCGCATATGAGTTAAGAAGAACAGCAGAATCACTCCGCGACGAACATAATGAACTTCATACAACACCATCAGAAGAAACAGAGCAACTTGATGAGGCAAAGCGCAATCCAAACGTGATGCGTCAAGGTCGTACGAAAGTAATCAAGGCTCGTGTTCGTGGTGGAAAAGTGCAGCGTCGCAAAAAAGTATCTGCTGTAAAAGGATACACAATTCGCGGTGGCAAACTCAAGCGTATGTCTGCTGCTGAAAGACTTCGCAGAAAACGTGGCGCTCGTATTGGTAAAATTAAAAGAAAAGCAAAGATGTCTCGTGCTATAATGAAAAGAAAACGCTCATTAAGAAAAAGAGCATCTCTTGGATTAAAGGAATAGTAAAATGAAATTGATTACAGAAACAGTCGAAGAAGTAAAGTATATCACCGAAGACAATAACGGTGTGAAGACACTTTACATTCAAGGTCCATTTCTTGTTGCTGAAACAAAGAATCGTAATGGGCGCTCATATCCAGTTAGCGTTCTCGAAAATGAAGTAAATCGTTATATGAAAGAGTACGTTGATAAGAATCGCGCATTCGGTGAGCTCGGACATCCAGAGTCTCCAACGATTAATCTAGAGCGCGTCTCTCATATGATCACTAATATTACAAAGAACGGAAACGTCTTTGAAGGTAAGGCAAAAGTTCTTGACACGCCTATGGGTAAAATTGCCAAGAATTTGATGGAAGCAGGGGATACTCTCGGCGTTTCTTCGCGCGGAATGGGTTCTCTCAAAAACGAAGGTGGTGTAA